TGGCACATTATATAATATGTTTTACTCTCAGAATACTTGCACGATCCGCAACAATCAGCAATTGAGAATCTGCAATAATCAGGATTAAATGTTGGAAATATCTTTTTCAAATCTTCTAACATTAGAGTCCTCTCCTTTGCAAGCTACGATTCACACCCTTCGCTATATTTGCAGCCGTGAAAAATTTGACCATAGCTGGATAAATATATGGCTTCGCTGGCATTGGTTTTCGAGTGAACAGATTCCAACGCGTCCCGGTCTCTATATATCCCCCATATCCACTTGTCGAAAACACAGCAGATTGGTTTTCCGCAAGAGTTAATGGCCCGGACGTCTTACCACATTGGAAAGCAATTGAACGGGTGTTGTTGCCCGTCTGGTCATTGTACGGGTGATTCCTGACTGCCTCCCTCTGGATATCCCCGGTAACATCGCGCAAAGCATCGAGAGCACCGATCATGATTTCCTTTTTGGCTTCCCTCGTCCGGCTCTTCCAAGTGATCGTCATTTTTGCCATCTTATTCGACCTTCTCCAGATTCAGTTCCATGTGATGAGTTGCCGCATATCCGATACACGGTTGCACCAGAAGAATGTTGTAATAATCCCCGCCAAATAAAACCCGATCCTGCTCCGTGACTGCGATATTTTCAATGAAGAGCTTCCAATAGCTAACCATCACCTGTAACCCGATATGGATTTCGTCCCCTTTTGTGCTTGTCATTCTACAAGGCGTGGCGCCATGCTTGGTTGCCCAAGTTTTAGTGGGCTGGTTATGGGCATCAGCCACGGAAGTGAAATCTTCGATATCACAAGTGTCATTCAGGAGACCGGTATAACTCACGAAATCACGTCCTCATCGTCGCCGTAGTTTACGAAATCGAACTCAGCCCAATCGAATGCAGGCATCATTTCCGCCCGTTTATGGTATTTGTCGGCCAATTCCTTCTTCTGACCCCCGAGAGAACCCGACATTCCCGATCCGATTTTGTATGAATAGTCGTCGATCTTCTCTTCGGTAATTGCAGCGGACCCACCGGACGACAACACAGCGGCCCAACCGTACAACGCAAACGAAGCGGCCTCGTAAATCGCAGGCCCGGCAGCGTATTCCAATGTCGCCATACTGTAAAGAGCCTGCAATTCCTCGTCATTAAATTGAGCGTCGGTAGTCGGAATGATATCGGTATCCCCTATCAAGAGGCGAATCCTTCCGATTATCGTTGTCACGTCATATGTGTAGGCCATCGGTTGTCCTCCCTCAAACTATATGGGTATGGTGTCGGAATGATACTGTACACGTGTCTGCAACAGCCGTTTCGGTCTTCAGCCTGTAGTACACGGTTTCCCCAATTGGTATGCCAGGAGCCCAGAACCTATCTTGTATGTGAGCAGCCTGGAACTTTCCAGCTCCTGCGAATCGGCCTCTGGTTACTATATTTTTAGCCGCTCCCCATGAAACCTCAAACATGTATATCGCACCGTTATCGCTTACCGTTTCGATTAGCATCGATGTAAGATGCCCCTCAGAGGTGGCAAAGGCCGTCGATAATGCAGTTGCGCCACTATCCACTATCTCAGCCCATGCACAAAAAGTATTTGCATTGGCGTGAGCTGTAAATGTACAGGTTAGATTCGTGTCGCCGGGAAATATGTCAGATACGTGCCTGACTGCATCTGCTGTTTTCCGGGATAGTCCTTCTTTGTCTATCATTCGAACCACCTCTTTTCAATTGCGTAGATAGTCGACCATTCCTCAGCAGACAAAACCCGATCCCAGGCCCGGAAACCCTTGAGCAACCCCTTGAAGTAATTGTCATTAAGGGTTGACCTGACACCGATCACCATATTGGCAGTAGCTAAACTGTCAGGGTCCAAGACTCCATCAACTGAACGTGTCACTATCTGGGCTTCCGCGTTGCGGTACATGTCCACCGATAAGGCTCCGGCTGTTCTGCTAAGACTAAAAAAGTGCCACACGCTCTTTGTCCATCCTGAACAGTATGCAGCGGTTCTGAGAGAAGCCTCTGTCGCATGATGATGTCTGATAGTGAGCAGCCCGGACACGTACAGGTACAATTCCCATCCCCCGGTATCAATACCGTACCGGCCAAACACGATTTGTGAATCATCCCCGGTTTCCCATTTTATCCAACCGCAAATGCTATAGTCTCCCGTGAAATCAAGGTCAACACAATCCGCCGCCAAGCAGTACAGGTATTCATTGGTCCCGTTCAAATCCAAAACTCCAAGACCACTGTCAAGAGTTGCCCAGTCTGGAGTGTTGGCCATCACCATTGGATGATGCGGTTTGGCCATATCCTGTGTCACAATGCCTGTTGCTTCCCGGAATGGAAGGTCAAGCAGAATTTCCCGATTATATGGAACACTGTCATACAATATGCTCATAGCTAAACCTCATAGAAAACTGCCCAGTCATAGGCCTTGTTTCCACCGGCAGTCTTTTCGATTGTTACTTTTACCCCAAACCTGTTCGGGTCCAAATCTACCTTGATGAGTTCAGGACTGACCAGTCCAACATATGTAACGGCATCCTGTTCGATGAAATTACCACCGCTTTTGATCCTGTAATACTCTCTCAATACGATAGTTTCCGCAACCGTGTGATTGGTAAAATCAACCTTGACGCATCTGGGTTCCTGCACTCCTGCCGGGGCATCGTTGACATAGATATTCTGTTCGTTGCCGTCCGTCGTCAGGGTTCCCCCGGTCTCGGATGACACATCCTGGCCCAATGCTTGATTAAGTACCGTAGGTATATCTTCCGCGTATCCGAGAACCCGCGCGATAAGTGCTGAAAATGACTGAAATCCTGCCATGATTAACTCCTGTTGCCCAGCGTATATCGAATGCTAATCGTTCCCGTAGTTGCTCCGAGTGCCGCTGCTACCGACTGGACTTGGACAAATGGGATTGAGTCGTCCAGCTCGAACGGGTATACAATATCGATGTCGGCATCACCAAGCGTTTTCTGGTAATCATTGGCAGTTTCCATGACATGTTCTGTCCCATCTAGTGTATGTTGCGACAGCACTTGAATCTGATTTGTGGTTGAGTCATTCTGGGTGAACTCGACCCACAACAGAATAAAATCAAATCCTTCGGTTTTGATCTGGTTACCCTGATCAACCCAAGTTCCGCCGACAGCGGCAATGTCCGCAGCAGTTACTAATGCAATCGGGGGTTTCGCTGGTGTTTTCATATTTCCTCCAAAGAGGGGTAAGGTTGCCCCTACCCCTCTTTCATTTCGTTCAATGGCTATCCGCCAATGGCATTCACGGCACCACCCATGTAAGTCGCTCTCCAGTCGAGGGCAGTTCCGCCGGAAACGTGTCTCACCCGGTAAAACACATTGTCTGTGGCGAAGTCACCGGAGAACGGGCTTGCAGCCCCTCCACCAGTGCTTACCTTGTCAGATGCCTTCATCGCAATCTCGGGAGACTCATGCCCCTGAAGATGAGCAAATTCCAGCGCAGCCAAATCGCCCGGAGCGCAGAACAGATACCAACCAGTGTCACCGTCCGTGGTATCCATAACTGGCAGGTACGGGTCAACGATCAACACGATTCCTTCCTGGGAAATCACGTTGTTAGTGGGATATGGAGCAGCGGCAACGTCGGTGTCTCCAGTCGCGACCCACATCTTGTTCGCACTGGTCAGGATTTGCATTGCGGTGAACTTCAGTGCAGGCGGCACAACCAAATATTTCGGGTTGGTCATGATTGGCTCTCCGCCGATGTCGGTAAATTCCATCATCCGCTGTACGGCATTCTCAAGGTTCCCGATGGTCAGCAGATCAACGAAGGCGTTGATTGCAGCCTCATATAGGAACCCGCCATGTCCTTCAACGTGGGCTCCAAAGTTTCCGGCGTACAATCCAGTAACAATGCGATGCTCAGTTCTGACCGCAGCCTTTGCGAATCTCATAGGGGTATCATTCAATGCCCCGAGGTCGTCGTTTATCATCGCTTCCCATGAAATATCAAACTGGCGGCCCCGTTTGTAGACCGTAATTTGATACCTCAACTCATCCCGCTGGCTTGCCAGGTACTCACCTTTTTGCCCGACGAGGTCAAGGTACTGGTCCCCACCGTAAATAGCGAACCTGTAACCTCCAACCTGCGGGTGGATTCTCCGCACGGTTGACGTCTTGGTAAATGCTTTCCAAACAGGCTCGACCGCTTTATAGTCAGCGAGCAACTGCCTATCCAGCACGTCACCGAACAGGTACGGGAAGTCGGCTGTGCCGAGTGCTTCCCTCAATTCGTACTCCCATCTGTGGGAGGCCATTCCTTTTGCATTGGTGAGCAGGCTCTCCGCCTCAATCATTTTGCGAGCATACGTTTCGTCGTGCTTGCGATCATTGAGTACGTGATATCCGGCCCAATCTTCAATTAAGTCCAATATTTCTGCCATTGTTCCATCCTCCTGTTTTAGTTAGACCTTGACAAATTTTTCCAAGGCCATGAGCGTCGCAGGGTCTATCTCCAACGTGTCGGGAAGCGTCACCGGGACGAACACGATTTCAGTCTCCATGTCCATGAGTTCTGCAAGTTCCGCGTTTAGTTTTTCATATTGCGGATTCAACATCATGGCCGGAGTGCCGTCATCGTTTATCCCTAAGTTGCCATCGATGTCGGTTCTCTGAACCATTATCGCGACACTGAACTGTCCCTGCTTTTCCGGGATTGCTTCACCATATTTCATGATCAACCCGTTTCGAACTTCATCAATGATGGCAAACTGCTCGTCGAATTTCTTCGCCAGTCGCACCAAGGCAAGGCTCGTTTTTACCGGGAATACATTGGTGAGTAATTTCGCCAGTGGCTCCTTCACGTTGTAGATTTCTGCGTTTTTTAATTTCATTGCCCTCTCCTCTTACTCTGATTTACTATCTAGGCTTCATAAAGCCTGATTACCCGGTCAACGCTGTCACCCGCCAATCGTACCCTGATGGCAAAGTCAGCATCGGCATCGTTGTTGGTCTCATCCTCCAAGACCATCGTGTTTCCTTCAGCACCGGCAGCATTGTCAAACTGTAAGAAGTATTGGCAATTGGCAGCAACGGCACCACCCGCATATCGAATCATTGAAGTGAAGCCAAAGCCTAACGCGCTCTCAAATTCAATACCGAACATGCCGATGGCCTTGGACTCAATCTTCATGGCTGCCAAAGCGTTCTCGGATTCCTGAAGAATGTAGATGGCGTAATCGGGGAAGGATGTTACACCGCCACCTTGACAGACATGAACACCGGCAGCCTTTCCGCTATTGTCGTGTTCGATACCGTTCATGTAAACGAACACACCGTTAATCCAGCCGTTCTCGGCGGGGACCGTACCGGTGACAACCGACGTCAACGACTGGTCCATCGTGAACCTACCGGCTGATATCTGGTCGCCGAGCGTAATGGTATTGCCAGGATTGTTGATGTAAACCTGACCACTAATACCAAGTATCTGGTTGATGGTCAAAGCAGCCGGAGTGTCGGGGGTAACGTACCCCAGTGCATGAATACCGATCATGTTCTGGATGTCATGCTTGACGTCCTGCCGGGAATAGATGTTATAAACACCTCCAGCGGTAATATCATCCGTGGTCAGCATGTGAATGCGGTTGGCGTTGATATAGTCGGTCAGGATTCCAACCTCGAATACCATTGACTTGATGTGATTGCCATCAACTCCCCATGCAATCGGATTCGCCGTGGTTCCCTGCACATGGTCAAAACCCTTGAGGTCGGCAATGCCACCGGTAAGGGACGGGTCAAAGTGGACCTTCACTGCGATCACAGCAGTCTCACCGGCACCAATCACTCCAAGAGCCATACCAAAGGGAATGTTGGTCACGCTGTTACTGATCTTGGAAATAATGCAAGTCGTGATATTGATATAAAGCTCATCACCGGCTGCGACAGCACTGTTTCCATCGTCATCTTCAGCCACAACGCTCTGCGCCCAAATCCCCTCGGAATCAATCGGGATCAGGTCGGTTGCAGCACTTGCACTATCGAAGGCAACGCCTACAATCTGGGCTCCTACGACTACTGGGTCTCCCTTATCGACAAACCCGTCAGTATGAGAGGGGTGAATCAATTCGGATTCAAGGAAAGTTAAATGCCGGCCTTCATAGGTCGAGCTGATTTCCTCTCCTGCGGTCCTTACGTCTGCATCTGGATATACTCCACACATTATTCAATTCCTCCTGTTTTTAGTTTGACTATCTGCCCAGAGCGTAGGTCTTGCATTGCTCATCCGTCCAATCAGGGCGGAGCCTGTGGGCTGATTCGATCATCGCGGCTTCGCTGGTTTCACCGGGGATCTCGGTCTTTCCCATTCCCTTCGGCTTTGCGCCTTCGGTGATGGTGCTGACATAATCCAGTTCCGCTTTGATGGATTCCGCGATACCGTCAGCGGTTACGTCGGCCTTGTGCGCTTCGATCAGCTTCGCCTTTGAAGCATCCGGGAGAGTATCGGTTCCGTTGATAGCCTCCTTGATAACCGATTGAGCTTCAGCCAGCACACCCGCGTCGGCATCTTCTTTGATCTTGGCATCGGCTGTTGCCAGCTTTTCCGCCAAGGCCTTGTTCTCTTCTTTGAGAGTGACGTTTTCTTTTTCAGTATCCATTGCTTCCTTGACCTCCTGTTTAAGTTTATCCTTTGCTTCAGATTCAATCGCCCTTACCAAATCCGGCCTGGCCTCTTTAAGCTGCGCTAAATCAATCAGATCGGCATCCCTGAACCCATCACGGTTGCTCTCTGTTAATCCGGCACGGCCACCAGCTCCCGGCTCGGTCACGAAATCCACTGACTGTCCTTCGGTTTTGATCAGCCTTTCCACTAGGAAGGTTTTCTGCTCCTGGATGGTTTGGCGCACACCGCTTCCAACCGCGTTGATGCTCACCCCGAGCTGGTCCAGCATTCCCGCCTCGTGCAATCCGGATAACTTCGCTTTCATCCATCCTTCATGAATCCGGGCAGTGCCAACGGCGTTCCCTGATTCACTGACCTTCGTGTCCACAAGGTTGCCAATCCAGTCATGAATGGACCGCTCGGGGCGGTCCCCTTCGGCTGGATGGTCGGCGTACATCTTCGCATTCTCGAAAATCTCACCTGCGTCTTTAATCGCCTGCTCTGAATAAAACCGATCCTTCGAAGAGTTGAATCCCGGTTGAATTATCCGAACCGGAATCTCCCCGTTTGCTACCATCTCAGGGGTTGCTTCCGCGATTTCGATTTGAACCGATTCGCAGACCCGTTGCCGACCTTCCATTTCAGCCTCCTTCACCCACTTGGGCATGTCTTCATATTCAACACCGAGAGAGCGATAGGCTCCCCGTATAGTTGCGCGAACCTCTTGCAGTGCTTTTACCGGCACGTCAGCCTTTTGACCCTTCAATCCACCCGGTGAAAGCATCGCTGATATTTCCTTTAATCTGGGCAGGGTGGTTTCCTTGTCAATGTCTTCCCACAATCTCAATGACCACGTTTCGGGGTTGTTTCCGTCCGGGGTATAACAATATGCCTCTTTCGGATACATGACGCCTTCATCAAGTTTCTGAGGTGGGCGGGAGCATATATTGTAAAGGACCGAATGCCCTTTCTCTAAGAACTCCGCTTCGGAGCCTTCGCTCTGCATCGCCTCTTTGACCCATTCATCAACCAAAGGCTTCAGTTTGCCGATGTCATGTTTCGTGGATTCCTGCACTATATCGGAAACCAGTTTCTTGAGAGCTTCAACTGCGTCATACACCGTCCGGGATTTGACCTCGACCGGATCGCCCAGGATGACACCACCTTCCTCACCCATCATGTAAGATGTCATAAAGAGCGCGTTGTTGTACTCGTAAACGAACTTGTCATCCCACACGTCCGCAATGTATACGAAGTGATTGTCTTCGAAAGACATCTTGGAATCTAAGGCAGCTCTCAAGGCATCTCTCTTTTCGTCGTAACTCATTGACATTAAACTGGCCTCCTTTGGCATTAAATTACTCCTGTGGTGTCAGTATCTGGGATAGTGCTTTCTTGGCAGCTACATACTTATTTATATAACGCATCGCTTGCAATTCTAGTTTCCAAGCAGCCTTTTCAATTTTGGCTTTCCATGTTATCTGCAAGATTCTTTCAAGCCAATTTGGGGCGGAGACATATTCTACTTCGTCGGCTGAATAGAATTGGATGCCACCATCTCCCATGTTGTACACAATACATAGCACAACCATCTCGCGGTTTATTTCGTGGGTAATGTGATATGTCGGCGGCTCAAATGTTCCAGGCATTAAATCGCTCCTTTGTTGCTAAGAACTATAACGATAAGTGCTGTGATGGACATTGCCCCGAAGAAGCCCCTCAACGCCCAATCCCACCCTGATGTTGGCATAGTTGAATGCACTGGACGGCCCGTATCGGTTGACGGGTCTGGGGCAGGTGGGCCACTTAGCATTGGCCTGTCTGAACATATCAGTTTCCCATTCGCATCCCACTCAAACGGATAAGGTACTAAAGTCTTGTACTCATTTCCGTCAACTGCTTCTATCCACCTTTCCATGATGCCCTCCCTATTGGTGCTTCACCCGAAGCAATCGATCAACCTCGTCGGCTGTATGTCTCGGTGCAAGTAGAATCCTCTCGGCTGCATCCGATACACCCGACGCAATCCGTTGCCTATCTTCAAACTTTCCGTCTGCATACTTTCGCGCCATCGCTTTATAGATCAGAACCTCATCCTCCAAAGGTTGCTTCTCCGCGTACAATCGAAGGAACTCGTCCCACCAGTCCCGGTCCCAATCTGTTGCCCGATTCATCATGTTCACCTGTTGCAAGTTACAACCGCCCTACCAAAAAGGCACTTCTGCCAATAGTATTTGCTGGTGTAGCTCCCGGAACTGAACGGCTTCCAAGACCTTGGGCCATGCAGTCTGCCAATAGAGTATTGATTGCCTCTGAATTGAAATTTCATGATGCCTTCTTTATGTATTCTTTTCTCGATGCCACACATGCGCACATGCAATTCGGATGTTGCGGAGGTCGGTAGACGCCGGTGGGGAATGCCTCATCCATCTTCACGATTGCGCCGTCGTTGTCCTGACATTCCGGGCATGGGGCTCCAGATTGAACAACCCACTCTTTATACTCGATTCCCATTTCTTTCGCCCGATCCAGAAATGCTTGCTGCAACGCTTCGCATGTTTCCGTTCTGGCAATCATCAAGGACCTTGCCTGATGAGTTATCCCAAGTTCAGACCTGCCTTTAATCATCCAGTCAAAACTTTGCCGGATGTCCCTTGCTATGCCGGGGATGCCACGCTTGTTAGCTATGCCCCGCTCTATAATGTTAGAGATTTGCTTCCGCGTCTCTAAGTTAATACCGTCTACCAGCTTCGCCCTTGTGACGTGCTGTCTGGCATAGTTGATGGCCTCATCCATCGGAGGGCCTTCGTATGCGATAGGAATACCGAGCTTCGTTTCGCCATAGGTGATCATCTGTGCAGACCCTGCCAGATAAGCAAGAATCGCCTCGTCATAAAGAAGCGACTCCAGTTCTGGCCCGAAGGTCACAAGAATAGGGTCAAGTATCTTTCGGACATCGCCTTCAACTGATTCTTTAATATGCCGATTATAGATAGGCCCAAGCCTGGAGTAGGGGAAAGCATCCCGAACCTTCCGAAAGTAGGCGTTAACGCTATCCTGAAGCCCCTCACGCATCTTTTCATTATCCGGTGACTCCGGGTCTGCCGGTAGGCCATTCTGCTTTTCAAGCATGGCGACTATCGAGTTGATAGTTTCCCGCATCTCCTGAAAGATCAGCTTGACCCGGTTGTCAGTTAACGTCGAATCCATGTTCTTGTTCCAGATGGTTATTCAGTTCGATTTCCGTTTCAAAGGAAACACTACATATCGGGCAGGTATATTCTTCCACCGTCTCAGGTGTTGGCGTTTCATATACTGCCATCAATTCCCCGTGCTTCCTTAACATGTGCTGCTTCAGCCCTGAGGGTGACTTGGACTCAAAGTTGCAAAAGACGCACTTCCGATTGGTCGCCATGTCAACATCCACCAGGATGAACTTTGCGCCGTGGCACTCCCCGCACGGACCTGACACGAATCCCATGTTCTCCTCCCAGATGCCTTTCCCTTTGCATTCCGGGCAGGTTACTTTTCGCTGTAAGACCTTTTCAATTGTCGGCATGATGCCCTCCTTATTTGTTCCAATCCGCTTCGGGTTGATCGAAATTTGATTGCCGCTTTACCGCGGTAGGTAACGCCATAAATGGCGGACAGTCGTTCATGTCTTCATATGAGCACGGCACATCCCCACAAGCATCAGCGGACAGGTCGCACTGCCAACCCTTACCTTCAACAAATGAACAGTGATCACATCTCGTCATTACATCTTTAGCTTTCATAATGCCCACCCAACCTCAACATACAGCGGCCCAAGGGTTACATACATCAAGCCCTCTTTCCGCCCGAAGAAATAAAAGTGAGGGAGCAGCGGTGGGCTCCAAAGTCTCCAGTTTATTCCTGCGCCAATCCACATCACTTGCACTCCTTTTCCAGATTGGAGTTCAATCCCTTGAGGGCATTGGTCAGATTCTTGTATGTTGATTCCTGAACTTCACCCTTATCTAGCTCAGTGTCCGCAGTCTTGAGTAATTCCAGAACGTCAGACACGTTGTTGATCCCCATGTACTGCAACGCCTGTTGTTTAACCTCATCGCTATTCACGAATTCAGGGAACGCGGTCAAGAGTGCCGTCATAGCGTTCGAGGCTTCCATCGCATCCTTGGGCGCAATCGGTGGGAAGTCGATGTCCAACACTCGCTTATTCGGTGCGACTTTCTTTGCATCGAAAATAACATTCAAGATATCTTCGTAACAATCAGCCCATTGCTGTTGATACATTTCAAATTGCTTCTGCATGGGAAGCTCAACCGTCTTGGCTGTGGCCAGATTCCCCGTTGAGATATCCCCGAAATACTGTTCAGGTATCCCAGTGCCTGCGGCAATCTGTAGTTTTAACATCCGTCCATCTTTCTCGGCGGACTTGGAACCGGAATCGATCTTGAAAGGCGTCATATCAAGCCCTTGATTCTCGACTACTGTGGACCCGGCCTGTGGCAACTTGTCATTGAGCTGTGCCTTAACACTTGCTACTGTTGTTGATCCGCCAGTTTCCATCTTTGCTTTCCAAGCGAACCGGGCAAGTGCCAACATGAAGGCCACCCGTGAGGCAAGGAACTTACGGTATTGCTTTGCCCAGTCAAGTACCGATGTGCATAGCGGAAGCCCTCTCTGGCTGATTGTGTTGAATGGTAGATGGTAGATAAGGGCATCTTCAGTCCTTACGACGGAAGACGATCCCGATATCCACTCACGAGTTGGCTCATCCTTCGTGTTCGTGATGCTTCTGTAATAGCTTTCCTTATATTCAGCAAGCGCGTTTGACCAGGACCGCTTATAATACCGCACGTCCAAATTATCATCCGGATTGGTTATGATCGATTTGATCTCGTACGGGTCCACCCATCGGATCGAACAATCCCCATTTGCTGCCAAAAACAAAGCGAAAAAGACTTCGCCATCAACTAGGCACTTGTTACTCGACATCATCTGCCCGGTTGCGGATAGCACTTTCCGATTTAGAGGGGCCTGCCAGAATTCGTCAATGATGGCCTGCACGCCCTTTTCCTTTGAAGAGATAGTGATTCCCTGCCCGAATGAATAAGACGTCCAAATATTAACGGCCTGATGCACCAGCGGGTCAAGCGCGTAGTATTTCCGTGAGTCCGCGACAATGAGCTGTCGGGCTGATTCCATCAATCCGCCGAACATCTGCTGATTGACGTTAGAACCAGGGGCCAGCCATCCGACATCCTCAAGTGCCAATTCACGCTCGACACTGGCAGTCGCTTCCTTTAGTTCGACTTCGTACGGAACCCAAACTCCACCGCTGGTCAACTCGTACATCTCTTCAAGCATGTGCTAACCCCTTACGATTGATGGGCTTTAATAGTGTTAACTTATCACCAGTCGGATCAAAGATATTCCGGCCATTATCGGCCATTTGTAGGATTTCCATGCAATATGCTAACATTTCAATTCTTCTCCAGCTCGGCCTTGATTTGCAGGTACTTATCAGCTGGCTGATAGATGTATTCGTCATGTGACATGTTGGTCGCGGCAATGCACAACATGAGTCCGTTGGGTTGCACGATGATCTTCACTAGTACCTCGTCGCCTATTTGGTCCTTGTACATGTCCATCAGACCCCTCCCTTGTCAACTAGCTTCCACAGTCTATGCTCTTTGTCATAGTCGGCGGATTTTAGCATCCACTTGGCGTAGCACCTATAAGGGAAGCCGAAGTAACCGACACGAGATAGCATCACCTTACAGGCTACCGTTCCCCAGAAATAGAACCAGCAAGTCAGGAACATGTCTCTCATATCATGACCTCTTCCATGACTTCATCCAGCACGTCATAGTGAACCATCTTCTCCTGGACTATGGGCCCAGTCCCGACCACCGCGTACCTCCGGGCATCCATTAGGTGTGACCATGGGTGAGTTGTTTTGTTAGTGAACCTGCCGTCTTTGTCCTCGACGTACCTGAAGTTTCGTTGTTCCTTGATGGCGTTCAGGCTGTCCTTTGTCCAGTATTGCTTGTATTGGCGCACTGCCTGGTGGCCAAACTCAACCGAGTCTGGCCCCTTCCTGACGGGCTTGATGTTGAATCCGCACTGATGTATCTCTTCGATTGACTTCGGTTCCGCTGAGTCGGCGATAATCTCATCCTCATTCGGCTTGATGCCCAGCTCGTTTAGCTTTTCGGCGATATCGTAATTGGTCAAGCCCTTTTCAAAGATCAATTCCTTACTGTGGATAGTGCCGCCGTTTATCACGTTCTTGCAGAGTGTCGTGGGATCGTTGGAGTAGCCGAAGTCCATCCCGAAGATGACCTCCCCTCTCTCGGGTAGCTCGTCGCACACATCGAAGTCGGGGTAGACAAGCCCTTCGATCTTACCCAGGAGACCGAGACCGTAGATGTTCCACCAGTTCTTGTCATGCCTGTTGGACTCTATGTTATCGATTACTTCCTGTGGTAGCACATGGAAGGCGTCAATGTATGTCGAATGGATGTAGGCGTTCTCTGCGCGATCCTGAAGGTTATTCTCGTGTACCCAGAACTCACTGACCGGGTTCCAGTCAAGGAAGGTGAACATCCTTGTACGAATGTCCAGCTCCCGGTATGCCTTATAGGCTACGTTGTTGCACTCGTTGATGAACAATATGTCACGTCGGCCACCACGCATTTTATCGGGATCATCTGCCGGGAAGAACTCGATTGTGGCTCTTGGGAAGCGGTAGACGTGATCCGACTTATTGTAGCGAGTCACATCAAATGCACTCCCCATGAGCCATTTAAAATCTCTGATTGCGCCACGTTTAAGATGCGGTAATGATTCGGATACTATGGAGATAATGAGGGGTTGCTTGGTTCCTGAGGCAATGCTGATAACTGCCTGAACGATCGATATCGTCTTGGAACTGGATGTTCCACCTTCGTTCAATGCCCTGCGAATCTTCGGGTCCAGCCAAGCATCGACGTTCTGCTCAAGGATATTAGTGGTGTACAGTTCAGTCGCCATCCTATTACTCCGGGGTTGCCCCGCCTACACCTTCGCCGTCCTGAACTCGCTTCAATAGTTTCTCCATGCCACCGTTGTGTACATGGTAATTGATTATTAAATCTTCACCTGATTGATTGCCGATGTTGACGGGCTGCGGGACTCTACCCTCTGTGCGCTGCCAAACCTCACGGAGGATAGCTGCATCACCTTTGGATAGTTTGGATATGATAGCGACTGCCGCATATTGCGCCCCTGTCATTTTACTGGTGGCCTTCCACTGGGCTTTGATCTTCTCAGCGTCACCGTCCAGTAGTTGCCGGACGCAAGAAGTCAGGGTGTGTTCTTTCTTGGGTCTACCTTTCGGGTTTCCCGATTGGCCTGACTGGAACGGCCTGCCCACTACTCGCTGCTTATCAGCACTCATGGTCACACCAACTCCGCTTTATTTCCAGTGTAGTCTTCCCAACGCTGGATTATGACGTCGCAATAGTGCGGGCTTATCTCCATCATTCGGCACTTGCGACCTGTTTTCTGGCAGGCGATGAGGGTTGTGCCTGAGCCACCGAAGAGGTCAATGACAATTTCCCCCCCCTGACTTCCGTCAGGGATTAAGGCTTCTACCATAGCCACAGGTTTCATGGTTGGATGAAGTTCCGACTTTGATGGTTTATCAAACGTCAGTACATTCTTTTTCGCCTTACCGTGAAAGTGGTGTTTCCCTTTCCATCCGTACACACAAAGCTCGTGCTGCGGTAGATAGTCAAGGCGTGACAGCACTGCCACATTTTTCACCCACACCAGTATGATATCCATTTTCATTTCATTGGTAGCGCAGGCATTAAGTAGTTGCCTCAGATTCGCTCCATTGAGCCAGATATACACTGTGTTATATTCTGCAAAAGGAATATTAGCTAACCATGCGGCCGCCCAGCTTTCGAAGTCCACTTCGCAATCCTGGTATGTCTGCATCCCAGCTACCGGCCCTTTGACGCTTCTCAGCGGGCTATCCCATTCTGCGTAGTAAACACCGTAAGGCGGATCAGTGAAAACCATGTCGGCCTTCTCACCGTCCATCAGCCTTTCAACGTCAGTGATAACAGTTGCATCACCACATAAGAGCCGGTGGTCTCCCAACTGCCAGAGGTCGCCAGTTTTGCAGGTCGGCTCATCTGGTGCCTCTGGAACTTCGTCATCGCCCGTCAGTCCCTCATGGGGTGGGACATCGATCCCGAACTCATCAGCATCAAACCCCCACTCAATTAAATCCTCAATCTCGAAAGCGTTTGCCAGAATATCGAAATCCCATTCGCCCGTGTTCTTGTTTGACCGGACGTTGTACTCTTGGACTTCAGGCTTGGTGAGCTTACGGGAGGGGACTCGCACGTCTACCTCTTCACCACCTCGGCCCAATTCCTGAAGGATATGAAGTCGCTGGTGACCTGCAATAATAGTGTTGTCTTTGTTGATAGCGGGGATTTCTGCCAGGTCAAAATGTTCTAGGGATTTCTTGAGGTCTTCGTGTTGCTTCTCGGTCAACTGCCGGGGGTTGTGTTCGTAAGGCACAAGGTCATCTATACGCCTTTTTGCGGTTGCCCATGTGATACGCTTATTTGCCTTAGTGGGTGACATAATAAAAGTCCTATGGATTGCGTGTATTGTACACCCATAGGACGTTATTTAACTAATTGTTGTTGATTATGTTACTGTTTACTGTTTGTTTTTATGTGGTTGTTTGAAACTTCATCTTATGCTTCGCAGCAGCAACTAGCCCCACAATTGAGGCACTCCCTGACATAACACTCTGAGCAATATTCACCGTCACATTCATGATCTGGGGTCATTATGTTTGGGTCATCACAACATGTCCCTAAGCAAGGACATTTTTCCAACTCTGCCATTTTTCCTCCTATTGCGCGATTTTCTGCGCAGATTTTACTTCCCCTTGTTTGTGCCATGCCTCCCATAATGGCCTTCGTTCTTTCTGCGTGAGCTTCCATTTGGGGATTGCGTTAAGTTCTTTATTTTCGCCGTATGACCTGTAGGTGCCACGCTCTCGTATTAGATCGATGGTATTCTGCTCTATCGTGGCTATTATACGCCGCCATATCATGTCTATCCTGTCGCCCTGCCCGAAGAACGTCTCCCTTGATAAATCTTTTGTCAAATTCCTCAACACATGCTCGTGCTTATGGCAAGGAACGCATCTATCCTCAAGGTTTTCAGGATCATCTGACCCACCATCCTTGCGTGATATTATGTGGTGGGCTTCAATCTTTCCCTCAGAGCCACACCTTATACAAACACCGTCCATCACTCCTCCTATTTGCATTCAGCGGGTCAAAAGTGACAGTTAGCACCTTACTTATGCTATCGACTGTCTTATCAGTCACTTCGGCGATAACTTCAACTTGAGCCCTGCATCCCGGAACAATATTTACCTCTGTGTTCATCTCAATTACAAGTTCATCACCTTCCACGCTCCCAACCATGCCCACCCAATCAGAAATTTCCCTTTCCTTGACTCCGGGATCACCAATAAACACCTTGGTACCGGGCAGTAAGTTCCTCAACGCAGTTTGCGCCTCAAGACTCAACTTTCTACCATTCATCAGGTTATTAGACAAGGCATTATTTTTCACCCTTATTATCATCTCACTCCTCCTTACATGTTGCGGTCGTTCCAATGTCTAAGGGTAACGGGCGGGGCCTGCCCTGCCCCTGTTCACCCGATTATTAGAAATTCGCACCAATCCCCTGGATTACAGACATAAGATGCCTTCCTAAGTATTCTGCATATGCAGGAGGCATCGCTTGTGACAGACCATGTTGATCCATCCAATCAATATCCATTTGCTTGCCGGCATATTTAACACCAGAGAAGTGCCCCACAGGCTGCACCACTTCGCCACACGAAACAGGTCTGCCCATTTTCACTGGTTTTTTATTCTGCTGGAGCAATGAAAACGGAATATCAAAACTGCATTCAAACAACCTATCTCTCAGAATTAACATTCCAAACATGGCAGCATTTAGCATGATAGGATTTAGCAATGGGGCACTGGGCACATTTTCTATGATGTACGGTTTACCAGTAGATATCAGGCGGTTCCTTGTAGCAGATATCAAATCAGGGTATTCCTTGCCACCACGCCGCCACTGTTTAGCTGACTTGCTATATTTTTGGCAAGGAGGGCTTGCCCAATACGCATCATATCCGCTGATATCAATTTCCAATGCATCAGCCTGGATGAACTCAAACGGATAACGTGGCTGCGGTTCTATATCCACTCCTGTTACCTCAAAACCTGCCCTGTGTAAGCCCATTGATGCGCCGCCTTGACAACAAAATAAGTCTAGTATTTTCATTTAGCTCCATCGGTGCGATATTTTTAATGTCTAAGTTGTGCCGCTGTACTCAGGCGGCTCGAACGCTTTATTAAAAATTACTCTCACGTTGATCATGTGGTTGGCACTGAAGGGACCAATTCTGGATTCTCGTGGATGTTGCCGAGGTACTCACCTTCAATATGGCTCCTGCATAGCTGGTCTTTTCCGAACATAAACCGATACCCGTTAGTATCATCAACTGTGATTGCTCTAATTATTCCAAGCCAGTTGTAGATATCCCCAACGTACACGTCTGCGTTATTTCGCTTCGGGTCTTGGAGCCCGAT